AAGACGAGGTAGCAGAAGCCAAGATTTCTGACCCATTTTCTAGCTTGATGTTACCCTTATTCCATTCTGTAACACCCATCTGAAGCCACTTCGGAAGGTGCTCGAACATCAACTGAATACGGCCAAGAATCTCTCGAGCCTGTCTGTCTTTGTTGGCCAGAATAGCGATAGAATACTCTTCGTTGAATACGATCTTCCAAAGCAAGTAAGCGGCAACCGTGGTTGTCTTACCAACCTGACGAGGCATCTTACAGATAACAAATCGATTGGCTTCGAAGGCGAGGATCATTTCCTTCTGGAATTCCCAGAGCGGGAACATGATCAGACCCCTATCGATGTTAACGATCTTACAATAAGTTAAGATAAAGTAGATCGGATCCTCAGAGCACTTAATGTACTCTGCGACTTGCTCGGGAGTATACTCGACCTTTGTATCTGCTCTCTTGAGCCTCGGATTACCGAGATAGTTTTCACTCGCCATCTTTGTGCTGCTTCAGATATTTCTGTAATTCGGCCGTCGAACCTACGAAAAGATTGTTTGTGACTTGCTGAGGAGAAGCAGAAGGATCATCTTCCATGATCTTCTTCTTTTTGGCCTGAAGATCAACTAAGTCCTTGCTTGCTGCCACCATCGTATTCATCATGGTTGCCAAGACTTCATATGCTCGAGGGTGCTGGCTTTGTTTGGCCACATCCATCAAATCAAAGAGTGCTTCTTGACCCTTATTGATGACTTCCATCATGTTCTCGCGTGCATACTCAAAGTCAGCTGAGACTTGCGTACTCATCTTCTTTTCGATCACAGTCGGTAAGTTATCGCCAGAGGCGATGTTTAAAAATTTATCAAGTTCATTGCTCATTAGATATTCTCAGTAATTGTATTAATAAAGCCATAGTCATCTGTACTTATAATTTCATCGTACGGAATGCTTGCTGCGGCATTACTTGTTGGTTGTCCGTTAGCAGTTAATCCTGGGCGAGCAGCCACAGTTACCGTGCTAGTAGTGTTAGTAGTGTTACCTGTCGTAACATCTTCAGGAAGTCTGAACGTTGTTTCTGCGAGTTTAATTAGTTTTGATTTCTTCGTAGGACCATATAACCAGCCCTTCATTGTAAAGCTGAGTGTCCAAATCAACGCTCTTCTTTGTTCGAAGCTGCCTTCGTATTGATCTTGAGAAGTAATACTATTCAGAATGATAGGAATATCACGTGCACTGTCTATCTCAGGAACAAGGTTGACACTGACTGTAAAGTCAGGAGTAAAGTAGGGCACGATTTGTTCTACGATGCGTGTGCCATCTTCTGCGTTCTTAACTAAGATGTTCATCTCGAATTGCATGTCATATGGAACAGGCATATACTGATACTTGACTTCGTCGTCTGTGCCTGCAGTGGCAGATTGCTTTGTCAGCTTGTTGAGAGTATTCAGCTTACGAGTAGGATCATATTCTAAGGACGTCATCTCGAATGAGATGCGAGGCAAAACAACACCGGCCTGATTATCCATTTGAGGATTTTGCTCAAGTCTCGCTAAAACCTTATCCTTTGGACCATAAGTCAAAGGAACTTTCAGAGTCTGTCTTATTTCTTCATTGTTATCGAGGCGATTGATATAGATGTCATTGAACACCGTACCAAATACGATGATATACTTTCTTAAGCTATCATGATTCCATGTTCTTCCAAACATTATACGTTACCTTCACTAAAAGGATCTATCTGCGTCCAGTCGAGAATACTGTCGCCTTCGACTTCGAACTCGGTATTGTCTTCGAATGGATCACCAGCTTGTGTTTCGAAACTATAACCGCTTTGAATAATAGGAGTTCCATCTTGAGTGATAAGAATGAGTCCGTCAGAAGTGGTAATGTTGTATAGATCGAGGCTAAGGCTGAGATCTCTCTCGATGTTATCAATGGCAGCAATTCCAGTATTCAGTTCCTCGCCGCCATATTCGAACATTTCGCAGACAAGATCATACATCTGAATCGATCCCATCTGATAGAAGACAGGAGTCTTATTGACATACTTGATGTACATCAGACGGTCGGCCATCGGAAGATAGATAAGATCGCCTTCTTGAGGACGATCGATCATCTCAAGGTTGCCGATTTCGTCCATAAAGTTACGAACAGATACTGTAAACGTTACCTGATCTCTGATTTCAAGACCGAATTTCGATAAGAACTGGCCGTCACCTTCATAGCTCTCATAGCTACGAATATACATGTCAATTAAATAATTATTGTTGTACTGTGATAATGAATCTTCTTCGTATACATCATCTTTTGCAATCAGAGTTCGAGGACAATAATATACGTCGTGACCATACATCTTAATAGACTCAAGAACCAGATTCTCAATTAAGATCTGCTCTTGGCTATTTGTAAAATTGTTGAAATAAAAGTTGGTCGACATGTATTATCCAATCATATCGAGAACCGGCAGAGAATAAGAAGAAATCATCTCGTCTTCGAGCTTTCTTCTTTCGGCTACGGCATCGTCGTAGATTTTCTCACCGTTAAATTGAACTCCTCCAGGTAAAGTCATGCCTGTAAACTTTGTAAGGTTGGAACCCCACTGTTCTTTGATCAGAGTTGTAGCATAGTTCTGAAGCCAACGATCGTTATAAGCATCTGTCCATGTTTCTGGATCGACTACTTCGTAGGCTTCAACGAGTAAGAATTCGCCGACAGCAACAGTGTTCCAGTCCATATCAACATAAAGACGATCTTTGTGACGAGAATAACGAATAGGCTGTTTACCGACAAGGAGTTCGTTCATCAGAGCAAGGTGTTCCATGACCATATAGTATGGAACAAGCGACACGTTAGTCAGAGTGTAGAGGTCGTTCAAAGCGATCTGATAGCGAATGTTAAAGAGGTCGTCAGAGCGGATCGAAGGATCACCCATCGAGAAGATGCTGACCGCGCCGATGATATTTTCTGGAAGAGTGATATACTTGTTTGTTACGTCGGTTTCCGTAATAGCATGTTTGTAGTATACTCTTTCAGAACCATCAAAGTGATAGTCATACCAGTAACGAAGCGCTTCGTCAACACGATCATCGACTTGATCGTCGTCTACGTTGATTTCAATTACTGGCTTGCCTAACTTACGGAGACAGTATTCTTTGAACTCGGCTTTTGTAGTAGGAGTGGCCATGTAATCCCTCTTTTATTATATTTATTCTCAAGCTATTTATAAGCCGTATAAATACAACCAGTACAATATGAGGACTTGAAATATTATGAATTTAGACTTGATGATTATAGATAACTTCTATATCAATCCCGACGCAGTCAGAGCCTTTGCTCTTACACAAGACTTTAGCGTCACAGGTAACTACCCAGGAAAACGAACGCCTTCATTCTTGACACAAGATGTCAAGGACTGCATTCAACATTGGATGAATCCAATTGGAAAGATTACCAATTGGCATGAAGATTCGGGTTACACTGGAGCCTTTCAATACGCAACATCTATGGATAGAACGTGGATCCACTGCGATCACACGAGTATGTGGGCTGGTGTATGCTACCTCACTCCTGATGCGCCGCATACTGCAGGCACAGGAATGTTTCGACACAAGGAAACTGGGGAGTATCGAGCTCCGAAAAACGAGCACGAGGCATACGACTATACCAAGTGGGATAAGATCGACATCGTAGGCAACAAATACAATCGACTAGTTCTTTATAGCGGTGACCTCTTCCATGCCAGCTTAGATTACTTTGGTAAAGATTTATATGATGGTCGTCTGTTTCAGACATTCTTCTTTGACACGGAGTATGCGCAATGAAAGTTTGTAAGATTATATGGTCGACGAACCGTCTCGAGTATTTGATTCCTACGCTTAAATCTCAGCGTGATATGTTAAACTTCGAAGGTTGTCAAGTCGAAGGCATCTTTATCGATGATATGCCAAAAGGCCGGCATGACGGCACGATGTTCGAGCTAGCCAAGAATTTTGGCTTTACTGAGATCTACTTGCATCAGCAGAACATGGGTTTGCCATACGTATGGAATAGAACCTTCGAACTACTGAGAGAACGAGATTATGATTACGTGTATCTGTCAGAAGATGACGTGACATTCAATCATCCGATTCGAATGCTTGACATGACTCAGATCTTACATGACTATCGTAACGTTTCTCAGGTGTGTTTGACACGTCAGAAATGGTATGACTTTGAAGAGGAAACACAGGCTTATGAAACAGACATTACACTTGGAAAATACCGCGGTGAACTTTCTGAGGCATATTTTTGGAGCTTGGCAAGTGTTTTTCCTCGCGCCATAGTAGATCTTCCTCATGCCGAATCAGTAGGCGAGAAGAACTTAAGCGAGTATGTCGTAGCAAAATCATTGCAGCAACTTGGTATGCAGACATGTAAACTGAAGACCGAAGAAGGCCATAACATCGTTAATCATATTGGTGAGTATAGCATCGGTAAGAGAGCCGAGCCAGGAGATCCTCGCTACGAAGACTTTGCAGCATACGATCCTGAAACCAAGTATAGCTCTCGTCATGGAACTAAGTGGACTTAAGGCTACAGTCGTCCCAGAAATTGATTAATATACTCTTACGAGATCCTCGTTTGACTTCGTTGATCCAATGGTAGTATCTGCTGCCTTCAAAGTATAACACTGCGCCTTCGAAGGGTTGAAAAGATTCGTACGTATATTTGAGCAAATCTTCTTTTAAATCTACTGGATCGTTGAGTTCTTTTTCATAGTCTAACCAACTTCTTTCAGAGATGCAGAATTCTCCGCCTTCAAGGTCGGTTGCCTCTAAATAACAGGCGATGGTAATTGGAGACATCAGTTCTTCTGGCTCTAATTGTTCCCCAGCATTAATTCTATCTCGAAGTTTCTCATTAAAATCTACGTGCGGCCACAAATGCTCTGAAAATTCTTTAGACTGAAACCAATATTCGATGTGAGTTTTATTACATCCAAATTGTTCTCTGTCGAGAAACTCAAGCACAGCTTCGTCTGTTGCGTTCGTAGCTTCGTTACGATCAAAGTAGTGCATGTGTACTGGATTTTTTAAACCCTCAAGCAATTTTAAGCGAAGATCTTCATCGAGAGTAGATCTACGGATAATCTTCGAGTTTCCATGGTACATTTTCAAATCTTTCAAAAATATATTTAGCAGTTGTTTTATTCTTCGGAGATTTACCAAAAGTTTTCAAGAAGATGTTTGGTATTTTCTTATACGGAGAAGCGTTGATTCTGGTGTCACATTCTGCAGGATGATGAGAAATCTGTAACTCATCGCATATCTTATTGATATTGTCTTGAGTAAAAAAATCCTCATAGAAGAAATATAACGGATTTGGGAAAACACCGTCTAAAGCTTCTATCGTTTCTCTATATTTGCATGACATAAAATTAGTCATCACAAATTGTGAAGCCGGGGATTTAATTGCAATCTTTCCTCCTCCGAGAGAATTCCAAGAAGACCAAGCCCTTTGAATAGGATCTCGCATAATATAGACTGGCACTACTTCGATATCGTACTTTAGCAAGCCATTCTTTATAAGTCGAAAGACGTTCTCGCTTGAGCCTTCGTAGTGTGTGAAGTCACCTGTCACCTGATTTATATTTGAAACTGCTCGAAAGAAAGACTCTATGTCTTTTCTATATTCGTCTACGTCTTCTAAGATAGGCACCAAATCATCTCTCTGAATGATATTGAGTTCTTTCCCCATATCATAGAATTCTGGATGGTTTCGAAAATAATCATATAACCAAGTAGTGCCAGCTTTCTCGGCTCCTACATTCAATAAAAATTTCATTACTTATATTCTACTGTGACATTTCTAAAACGCGGGCCATAAGTTGGAGATTCTATATCTTCTATGATTTCAAAATGTAA